TTCTGGCGCGGCTGACGAAATCGGCAAATTAGTCCCTGGCATCGATAAAGTGTCTGTTGCGATTAAAGCCCTTGGCGCAGAGTTCGCTGTGGCAGGCCTGGCGGTCGGCGCTTTAGCGGTCGGCGTTAAGTCCGTCATCGACATGCGGAATCAATACAATCAGCAGCGCAAAGAAGGTATGGAAGTTGGAGTATCTTCTTTGCGACTTGAAGAGTATCAACGGAAGTTTGCCAAGTCATCCAACGGCAATATCACACGCGAACAGACTGCAGCAGAAGTCAAAAAGCTCGCTGATTTTTCCTCTGCGGTGTTCCGCGATCCGACGAAAATTGGCACCGAGGCGCGGACTGCAAAGCGCTTGGGGATCAATATGGGACTGCCTGAACAACACATCGGCGTCAACGCGCTGTTGACCCAGCTTGGTGACAAGTTCTCCAAGCTGACTGATGCCCAAGTCCAAGCCAGCGCAAAGACCCTTGGCATGAATCAAGATTTTGCGTTGAGTCTTAAAAAGCAAGGGGCAGGCGTCGGCACCGTAACAGAGTTGACGTCAGACGAAATCACAAGTAGAGAGGCTGCGCAGCAACAGCTTACGAAGTTCAACGATGCCATGGCGAAGCTTGGCGAGAACTTCAAGAAAGCCGAAAACGCACTTGGTGAACAGCTAATACCGGCATTCACAACATTCGTGGAGTTGATGGTAAAGCTGACAGATGCGCTGCCAAAGAATATGCCCGCCATAGTGAAAGGTGCCGGCACAGCCTTGAAAACTGCAGTGCCAGGGGCAGGCGCAATCATGGGCGCTGTGGATACCGTCAAAAGCAGCGTAAGTGCGTATGACTGGTTGAAAGGGAAAATCGGCAGTGAGAGAGCAGCCAAAGTTTCTGCTGGGGCAAAAGCGGCGATGCCAGACACGTCAGTCATTGGCAGCGGCATCAGCGGCAGTAGCGGAATGGGCCTGTACGGGTGGTTGAAAGAGAAAATCGCCGGAAAGAAAGAAGTCCCAGGAGGCATTGATGCAGCATCAGCGGCAGTTGCTGCAGCTAAAGATGCTGCGGTTGCTTCCGCAAAGGGCGCGACGGTTGCCGCAGAAGGGTCGAAGGCGAATGCAACATCAGCAAAGGATATTACCACTGCAATAGAAGAGCAAGACAAGATCAATGAGGAATCGCAGCGAATGGCAGACCAGAATGCTCTTGCCATCAATCAATTTGCCGGATCAGTCGCGTCGTTTGCGAATGCCGTTGACGAGAAACAGGCGTGGGCGGCGTGGGCGGGCGAAATAGGCAAGGCGTCTGGCCTCAGCCCTTCGATCCCGCCCAAAGGAACACCGCAGGACGCCACGGCACCCACGGCAACCACAAGGCCTGTGGCAGATATCGCGCCAGACGGAACGCGCCAAGCAAACCCTGTCCGTCAAGTCGGCAAGACAGATTATGACGATACTTTCGCAGCAGCAGGAAAAAAGTACGGCCTGGATCCAAATCTTTTGAAGAACATCGCCCGCGTAGAATCCCGCTTCGATCCGAATGCCGTGAGCAAAAAAGGGGCAACAGGGCTGATGCAAATAATGCCGTCAAATTTCAAGTCACTAGGAATAACTGACGCGAAAGACCCAACCCAAAACATCATGGGCGCGGCAAATCTATTCTCCCAATTCCTGAAGAGAGCAAAGGGCGATGTTGAGTTGGCGCTGCGGTATTACAACGGAGGATTTGACAGATCAAAGTGGGGCGCTGAGAATGCATCTTACGCCAACAAAGTCCTTGGAGGATCGCAAACCGCCGGAACTTCTGGCCAAGGCGAAACACGATCCAAAATCCAACTGAAAAGCGTACAGAACACAATCGCTCAAAGGCTTGGCGTCCCTGTCCAGCAGCTTCAGATGGGTGGTGTAAATCGCGGCGACGTTTCGTTTGCTAGCTCACAAATCCAAAGCGGAATACAAAATCAAATTTTCGATCTGAAGAATCAGTTGAAGGCCGTCAATTTGCCGCGCCAAACAATGTCCAAGTTGATGAGCGAATTAAGGGCGCAGGAATCTGGCTTGGCAATGATGCGCCAGTATAGCGCGCAAGTTGTCGATAAGCAGCAGGCAGGCGAACGAAGCATCACAATAGGTGAGCGGGCCATCGTCATCAACGTCAATGGCGCAGCCGATCCTATCGCTACGGCTGAAGCCGTCCGGTTACATTTGAATGATCACATTGGCGAACTTGTCAATGGCACGTCAACAATAGTGAAAAGATAATGGGCCTGCGCAATAGGATTCTGAATGTCATTCTGACGCTGCCTGACAGCCAAGTGACGCTTGATGCGTCAATTAATATGCGCGTCAAAATAACCAAGGCCGCTTTAGCCATCCAGAACAAAGCAACAATTGACGTCATCGGACTGACGGGAAGTCTGCGAACGAAGCTGCTGTCTCAGTTCACAGCCTTCAACAACCGTAAGGTCGCAACAGGGCAGGAATCACAGAACTGGATCAACGTTGAAATTCAGGCCGGGTGGGATTCAGCCGACAGCAAACAATCCGTTGCGCCGTCCACCGTCTTCAAAGGGCAAGTCGCAATTTGCGAGCCAACATCCGGGCCTCCAAACGTCGGCGTTCGCTTGACGTGCTACACAAGACAGATAGACCGAACGGCGTGGGTGTCCGCTCCAGCGCCAGACCAGACGACTTTCAAAGAGTACGTCACGTGGGCGGCAAACCAAATGGGTTTCGGGTCAAACTTCATTTGCGATACCTCATACAACTCGGTTATTATAAACAACCCTGCGCGAAGTATTCTTTCAATAGCATCCTTGCTCATCGATATTCAAGACATGTACAAGCCGGATGTTGCGGCATTTGTCGATGACGACCTGCTGATTGTGAAAGACAGAAACAAGATTATGAATCCCGCGCAAACGGCAGTTTTGAGCGAATTCATAGGAATTCCAGGATGGACTGAATGGGGCATTGGATTTCAAACCCTATTCGATCCTACCATCAAACTTGCCCAAGGCGTATCCATCACGTCATCGATGAATCCGAGTCTGAATGGGACGTATGTTGTGCTGGAATTGGAGTATGATCTGTCCAGTCGTGACGGCCCCTTTTACGTCAAACCAGGGGCAAGTCCTCCAGGATGATATGAAAAAAGTTAGAGAGTTTTCCGCATTCGGAAAGAGATATCGTTGCGAGCAGTTTTCTGCAATGAAAGGCCTGGAGCTGATGGGGCGGCCAAATAACATCCACCCATGCGAAATGCTTTCGAGCACGCGGGTGCTGACAAATATCGGCGCTTGGGCCGATATGTCTGACGACGAAATATTGAATGACAACGTCATCGATTTGGCGCACGTCCTGCCGCCCAGGGTCGTTCTTGACGGTATTCTTTCCCTTGTGCACGACTTCAACTTTGCTTTCCTAGCGAGTTGGAAAAGCGTCAAAGTTCCTTTAAGATTTGTTGATGGTGCGAACTCGGTCACCAGCGCCAACGTCGAACCGATGGCATCTCAGCTCATTCAAGATGACGTGGCAACGCTTCAGCAGCTTGAAGAGTATTACTCACTTGAGGATGCGTTCAAAATGTTCGATACTCTTATGGTGAAAGGTGTGAACCTGGCCTTATCGCAAGAGGCTGCGCTGAAGAAAAAATAATTGGTGATGTTCTTTGTTGTGCGGTCGTCGGTATAATATCGAAAATTCAATGGAGTCTGCATGGCCGCATCGGATCAACCTCTAATCGCAAACACGTCAAGCGACAAGCAGCGATTGCTTAGTGCGCTGATGTCCGCGCTGAGAAACAGAGAGTTGGACTCTGATCAACTATTGCCTGCCGTAATTGTTTCGTTTGATCGCGTCAAAAACATCGCCGTCGTTCAGGCACTCATAAAGTGGGTGGACGTGAATGACGGGCTGCACAGCCGGAATCCCTTGGCAGGCATCAACGTCCTATCCATCGGCGGCGGCGGGTTCCACATCAGCTTCCCTTTGAATCCAGGCGACATAGGCTGGATTTTTGCTCCAGACCGCGACATATCTTTGTTCAAGCAGTCGCTTAAAGAATCGACGCCGAATACTGGACGGCTCCACAAGTTTGAAGACGGTTGGTTTGTCCCTGACGTATTCCGAAACTATACGATCAACGGCGCTGACACAAGCGCAATGGTGATTCAATCTACTGACGCGACGACGCGGATTTCAATCCAAGAAGGCATCATCACCATCACCGCGCCGACAAGTGTGAAGATTGATACGCCAACGGCCACTTTCACAAATAACGTAGTAATCCAAGGCAACTTGAATGTCACTTCGCAAACGACAACCGGAACGCTGAACGTGCTATGAGTGGAGTAGCTATTATTGGAACGACATCGACGCACGGCGGGTCTATGATTGCCGCGTCCGGTGCCAATTTCAATGCGACAGGAGGCGTTGTTTGCCTTGTCGGCGATTCACACAGCTGCCCTATTCCCGGTCACGGTATAACACCGATTGTGTCTGGAGGCTCTGTCGATGCTAAGTTGGGCGGCGTTGCAATAGCCAAAAACGGATCAGTTGCAGGGTGCGGCGCGCAACTGAGTGGTAATTTTGCAAATCACATATCGATAACATGACCGCTCAATATCAGTACATAACAGATACCGGAACGATCGTTGCTGATACGGCAACTATCCTGTCTGATGTGCAAGGTGAATTCCAGACGGCCCTTGGTGCCAATATAAATTTAGCAGCAAGCACGCCGCAAGGCTCTTTGGTGACAGCTGAGACGATTGCGCGAACGAACGTAATGCAGAACAACGCCGAAGTCGCCAACCTGATCAACCCTGATTTGGCGTATGGTACTTTTCTTGACGCCATCTGCTCTTTCCTTGGCGTCACACGCGGAACAAATCAATCCACCGTTGCCGTGGGCGTCACGTTCGTCGGAACGATGCCGACAACAATACCAGCAGGATCGCGCCTGGAAACTGCTGCGGGTGATATCTATGTGACGGTCGGCACAATCGTAATACCGATAGGCTTGACGGTCACTGGCACGATTCAGTCCCAGGCTTACGGCCCGATTCCATTGGCAGTTGGCAGTCTGACGATTCTTGACGGCACGATTGGCTGGGCGTCTGCCGCGATTACCGGGAGTGAAACCATAACCATCGGCACTCTTGCGTTGCAAGACCCTCAGTTGAAAAACGCACGTAAATTGCAACTCGCAACGCAAGGCGTCGGGTCGTCTGCCGCAATTTTGGCTGCAGTGCTGCAAGTGCCAAATGTCACGTCCGCCCTCGTTGTCGAAAATAATACAGGAGCAGCGGGCGTTGTAAACGGCGTTACTTTCACCCTCCCCAACGCCATGTGGGTGTGCGTGGACGGAACGGCAACGAACGCGGCAGTTGCCCAAGCACTATACAACGCGCACAACGGTGGGTGTCCTTGGGACTTCGGAACATCCAGCGGCGTTGCTGTGAATTCGCCAAACGGTGTCGCAGCGATTGATCCGGCAACAGGGCTGATTTACAATGCCAAATTCACCAACCCGGCGCTTTACGATTGCTACATCAACATAACGGTGCACCAGGCCAACAGCGTATCGTCGCCGTCGCCTGCAGTCCAAAACGCCATCGTCAACTACGCGACAGGCCAAGAGCAAAACGAGTCTGGATTCGTAATCGGCGCGAACGTCTCAGCATTTGAAGCCGCAGGAGCGGTTGCGCGCCAGCTGCCCGGCATCTACGTCAAGGCGTGCTCTGTGGCTTGCGTACCGCACGGCTCTGCTGCCCCATCGTATCCAAGCGCTTATGTGCCTGAATTCGTCATGCCGATGTTTGGCCGCGCCGTGCTTTTGCTGAACAACGTGACGGTGCAAGTAGTATGACTATGACCCCGTACAACGGCGATTTGACGCAAGCCCTTAAATGGCTGCAGAACAACGCGCCGAATATTCAATCGCTTGTCAATCAGAAGGCGAATTGGTACACGCAGTTCAACGATCAATTCTGGGCGGATTGGGAAACAAACATATTCAACATCAGTACGGCCAACCCATTCGGAATAATGATCTGGTGCATTATCCTAAATGTTCCGGCGTCGTTATTCGGCCTCTACGTCACCGGGCAAACGTCATGGGCATATGGCGCGAATCGACAAAACTACGTATACAGTGCGCTGCACGTCGAATCCAACCCAAACACGGTCGGCGGCAACTTCTATGGCGGTGAAAACACAACCATCGTAAACATTCAAGAAGCTAGATGGGTTTTGATGCTGCGGTGTGCCGCGCTTGTATCGAATGGCCGATTGAGCTATATCAACCAGATGTTGAAGTTCATTTTCAACAGCAATCAGGCCTGGAACTTTCCCGGCAAGAGCTACTTCTATGTCACTGATTCGACCGCGCCCGCACAAACGCTTGTCCCAACCGCGCCAGTCACAACTCCGTTTTACATGGAGTATCGGATTGGATTGAATTTTTCCGTATCCTCACAGTTCATCAACATATTGAACTCTCCACAGTACGGCATCGTGCCGACTTGCGCAGGCAGTAAATATCTAGTTGTCCAGGAGACTTAATTGACCATCACCGCGCCGCTCATAGTGCAATCGTTTGCAAATTCCGGGGATTTGGCCGTTCCGCCGCAGACCGATCCAAGTGGGTTTGTGAACTGGAATCAGGGCTACACCCCATTTTATGAAATTCAATTGGGCGTCGGAAACCCGCAGGCCAAAGCCGTTGAACGTCCAGTGCAGAATGCCCTGTTCAACATTGTCACATCAAACATAAGCGCTTGGCAACAGCTTGGGTTCTCTCCTTGGCAATCTGCCATGCCAGGTGGATACAATCAGAATGCGCAAGTAATGCGCCTGAACGGAAGTGCGGTCTGGACTCCGTATCGCTCGTTGGTTGGGTCTAATGTGTCCGATCCGCTGACTACGCCCGCTCAGTGGGAATATGTGCAGTACTCGCACGAGATGACAGCGAACATTCCTATGCCATCAGGCGGAACGACCGGCGCGACTGGCGAAGTGGTAACTGTCGCAACGAACTTTAACACCTTCACAACAGGAACTTGGCAATTCCAGACTGATGCCATTGCCGCTGGCAGCGCAAACGCTCCTGCGCCGACTGGAGGATCAACGACCGCAGGCCTGCTTGAATCCTTGGCATGGATAAACGGCGCGACCACGTACACGACGCAGCGCTATCTCGACAGAAACGGCAATCTGTTCTTCCGGGGAGCGACGAACGGAACATGGACAGGCTGGCAAAGCGGCGCATACACGCCACCATACAGCATCGATACAAGCAGCACCGTCAACCTGGTTTCTGCGACATTCTCGGTGCCGTCGGCAGTCCTCGCAGACAATCAACAGTTCTGGGTGAAAGTAGCAAACACAAATACTGGAGCGGCGACGTTCACGCCAAACCCTGCCATCATAACAGTTCCGTTGGCAATCATCGGAACTGCCCATCTTGCGCTGCAAGGTGGCGAGTTGATTGCTGGCGGTCGTGCGCTTTTGATATATAAAGCTGACACCACAAACTTTGTACTCGTGGAGTGCACAGGCGGCGCTCTGCAAACTGCAACTGCTACAAAGTCGTCACAGGCCGTAAACTATGGACAGCTGCAGGCATTAGCCTATCAGTATAACGTGCCGACTTGGGCCGGATACGGGCCTGCTCCTGCGGCTGCGTCAAGCATTGGTGACAGACTTGCTATGCAATTCTTGAAAGCCATAAATCAGTCGGCGTTCTTCTCAATTCCTTGGATTGGAAGTTCGCAGTATACGCTGCCTCTGAAACTGCTCATCACATATACAGGCCCAACTTCTGGCGGCAACTTCTATTTGCAAATTCAGTATCAAGTAATTGCCGCAGGCGGCAGCATGCTTGCGTCGTATACAACAACAGTCGATACCGCGCCTGGCCCATCCTCTGCAAACGCAGAGGCCCAATATAAGACGGCAACTGCCGTAATTCCTGCCGCCTCGTTAGTCGCAAACGCAACCATCAACATCGTATTCACCAGGCTTTCGACAAACGCCTTAGATACCAACACCGGCACCTTGCTGGTGACGGACATCGCAACGGAGCAATGAACTATGACAATCCCATTAGGCGGAAATCTACCCGCAGGAACGATAATACAATCACCTTTCAACATTGCTGACCCGACCTATCTACGCTGTGACGGCTCCGTGATATCTAGGGCTGCGTATCCCATCTTATCAACCCTGTTCCCAGTCGTCGGATCGTTCACGCAGACCGTGCGCACTCTTGCACTTACGCCGTCCAATCCTGGAGGCACTGCCCTGATGAGTAATATCGCGACGAACGGCACCAATGTCGTGGCCAGCGGAACATACAATTCAGCTTCTGCCGTTCAATACTCTACGAATTACGGAGTAACCTGGTCTGCAGCGACAACACCGGCAAGCAGCTATGCTTCTACTTTTGCATGGACAGGGACAAATTTTGTATCCACCCATGCATCTGGCACGCCTATGTATTCACCAACAGGAGCGGTATGGACGGCAGCAACAGGGGCGGGAACGCCTGGCGGCAGCAGCGCCGGCTCCGTTATTGCTTCTAACGGAGCCGGTACAGTTCTGACATGCAACGGCACCGGCACTACACTGTACATATCTACAAACAACGGCGTCAGCTACTCCGCGTCAACGACGGCAGCAGGGATTGCTGTCGCGCCAAATAACCCAATCGTCTGGACTGGATCGGCATGGCTCATTTTCGGAAACGGCACATTACAATTGTCAACGACTGGAGCCACAGGCTCATGGTCAAGCACCGTTGCACTCCCTTGGTACGGGCAACAGCCCGCAGGAGCAATCAGTGATGGCGCAGGCAACGTCCTTGTCGTATTCTCAGACTCTTCAATTGCGTATGCATCTGGCAATGGCGGGTCTACTTGGCGCCCTACTTTTCTGCCCGGTCTTGCTGCTGGCGCAAGCTGTGCAAATGGCCGGTGGATAGTTCCGTTGACGACTTCATACACCGCTGGCGACATGGCCATATCCAGTGACTTATATTCCTGGATTCACGTGCCGTCGTTTGCCGTTCCTGCGAACGCAGGCGTATCAACTAACGGCGCAGCAGCCGTAGTGTTTGCAGGAGGCAATTATATTGCCGTTGGGGCAGATAGCGCGACTGCTGCGGCAACGGCAACGGAAAACACGGCGAATATGTATTTACCGTTGACCAACAAAACAGCAATCATCTCCCCTGGAACAACGACCAGCCAGTCCGTTGTCTGGCAAGACTGGATCAAGGTGCAATGATGACTATTTATTACTATGACGGCTTTGGCAATCTTACAGATTTTATCAATCCAGATCGGGCCACACAGCTTGCACCGCCGATCTGCAGCGGTGGTGAAGTTGCAAACTGGAACGGCACTGGTTGGGTGTGCTCCGTCTTTACGCCGCCGACCATTCCAACCAATACACGCCCTTTGTCTATTGACGCGTATGAGTTCTATCGCTTGATTACGGCTGCAGAGCGGATTGCAATCCACAATTTAGCGTTGACGGATATGGCAGCGTATGACTTCATGTACACGCTGCAGCTTACCGTTTCCAAAGGTGGCAACGTCGTATACAGCGACCCCGACCTGATCGCGGCGATGGCGTATCTTCAAGCCACCCCTTCAAACTCGCCAATTTTCACAGCCGCACGAGCCGCACAACTAATGGGTGAAGCGTGATGAATCGTTTGGCGTGCTTTATTTTGGGATTGTTGCTGATGTCTTGCGGCGGCGGAAGCCCGCCCAATAACGCGACACCTTACAATCCGGCGACCGACGGTACAGGGAGTGCTTACTATCCGCTAATCCCTGGGACGTTCATCGCCTATGACACCTACACGATCACCGGCACCTACGATAACGTAACAGGCATCATCGGGAATGTTGTAGCGACCGGGCCGACAGCAATAAATCCTGTAAGTACATCAAAGCAGTGGGCTTTAGCGTTCTCGTTGCAGAGTTGTGCGGTGTTTGGTAGCAAGCCGTTTTTCGCGCAAACCTATGTGCCAGGCATCAACCCGCCGACGAATTACTATGATCTTTTGGAGGCTGTTGCAGATGCGACTTTCGACGTTCCCGGCCTTCCTGAATACATCGGCGAAGGATTCGGCAGTTACGGTACGTTATCGCCAGGAGAGCCGCTAATAACGACGCACCCAATTGTCGGGGAAAAATTTGACGTTACAAGCGTATCGACTTCTAGTTGCAACAGCACAGTTCCGGTTTGGTCTGGGGTTTCCACATACACAACGATTGGTACTGTTGACCCTATTGACGGCACAAAAGGCGTGATCTATACCGGATTGTTTGAGCATCGTTGGAATAACGCATTTAACTACGTCTACTCTCCTGGGATTGGCAATATCAGGACGTGGACAATAGCTGTTGGCGCTGATGGTCATGGGTCTGGTGTTATGTATGTCCGGCGCAAGTAGTGTATTGCGCTAGTACAGTAGAATACGGCCATCATCGATATAAGGAACAGGCGCAAGGACTCCCATGGCAATTGAAGATCACCCTGAGTTGGTAACGCTTATCAAGAGTGCATTTCCAAACGGCGATTTGGAAGGGCACAGCGAGTATCACAGAAGAGTCATGAAGCAAGAAGAGGAATTCAGGCTTGCCGCCATAGCAAAGGCCGAAGAGGAAAAAAAGAACGCCGCAGACAAGGCAGAAGAGCGAAAAGAGATCACGCTTGAAGTCAAAAAGAAAGTCATTGCTGGCACCGTTTGGGCCGTTGTGCTCGTTGGCCTGTCTATTCTGGCAGAGAAAATTTTTGGAGTCCGACTATCATGAGTCACTGCGTCCACTCAGACAACAGCATGATGCACAAACTTAACGGGCGCTTCCTTGCCCCTATGACGTTTGCCGTTGTGCTGTTTGTCGGCATCATTTCGTATCAATCGATGTTCGGAATTCAACCGCCGCCTGCGGAATTCTCCCAAACAGTCGGCTCTGCGGTAAGTGACGAAACGCAAACGCTTATTCAATATTCAAGGAACATCCACATCCGAACTCACATCAGGGTGATGCTTGACAGAACTATTGATTGCGGCAAGGAAAATATGACATACGATTTTCCGACTTCGTACCGGGAGGCCGATGCCGGCGACTATTCGTTTGATGGCCGATTGATGATGCCGTTCAAAGTACAGCCTGGCACCGACTGCGTACTCCACACGATGGTTCGATATCAACCGACATTCTCACTCAGGACTCACAGCTACTATGCGCCTGATTTACACTTGACCATTGCGGTGAAGCATCCGTGATTAAAGGTTGAACATGAAAAGTCTATTAGCTTTTACGGCCATCATCTTGGTCGGCTGCACGGCTGGCGTGACAAGGTACACCGTCAAGCCTGTGTATAGCAATGAGACGAAAAGCATGATTTGCTGTCAGGCAGAAGTCGTGTCTGGTAAGAATGTCGGAAGCGTAACAGCGCACATCGTCAAGAATGGCGAGTTGTTTACGGTTGATTTACAGGAGAGTGCCGTGGTTTCTTCTGATAGCATCAAGGCAGCTGCGACTCCGGTGACAGACGTGGCAAAGGCAGTATCAGACACCGCAATTACAGTCCAAAAATTTGAAGGAAAACTACCGTGAAAAAAGCATCACTCTACATCGCAACAGCAATGGCCGCTCTGGCAGCAGTCGGCACCATGGAAGGGCTTGGCGGGTGCAAAAGCCCGACGACGCAAGCGCTCACACCAGCGCAAGTAGCGACGCAAGTCTGTCCTTCTGCCCAAGGCGTGATTGCGTCGCTTCAAGCTATGAGCGGACTTCCCGAAGGCGCGACCAAAGACCTTGCCGCTGCCGCGCCTATCGTTGATGCGGTGTGTTCGGCAAGCGCGACGGTGACCACAGTCAACTTGCAGTCGCTTGCTAAAGACGCAGCGCCGATGATCATCGCCATCATCAAGGCATCGCCATTAAGCGTGGATGAGCAAAACAAAGCGATTCTGGACGTGACTGCGTTTCAACTGCTGATCAACGCCGTTCTCGCTGCGCAAACAGGCGGCGCTGCGACGACGACACCTGCGGTCGTTGCCCCTGCGGTCGTTGCCCCTGCGGTCGTTGCCCCTGCGGTCGTTGCCCCTGCGGTCGCGCCAACGAAGTAACGACCGACATGGACATTCTCGACTACGCCCACTTGGCAAATCTGGCATACACCGTTGCGCCGACAATCGGTGACGAGACTTCATCATCTCGTGCCGTTGTTGCGACGAATGCAGATGGCGTCGTAGTCGGGTTTCCAGGCACAAATAACGGCAGGTGCCTGGAAACCGATATCGACGCCATCACCCATGACGCAGGGGCAATAGGACGTGTCCACCGTGGCACGTTCCTGGCACTAGAGTCGATTTGGGCACAGCTGGTAGGCTTATCCCCTTCGGTTGTCTACGGACACAGCCTTGGTGGTATGCTGGCGCTTATGTTTGCTGCGCGCCTGTGCGAAATCGGAAAGCCTCCAAAAGCGGTGTATGCATTTGAACCGGCAAAGATTTCTGTTGATCGCAAAATACGAGACCTGTTGACGGCCAACGGCGTGAAGGTAACCATTACGCAAAAAGGCAACGACGCAATTCCAATGCTGCCCGAAGTCCCGCTTGAGACTTGGCAACACCCGGCCAAACTCCTGCGTATCGGTACGCCGCGCTGGCCAATCCCAAACATTGAAGATCACATGATGGATGAAGTTATAGTAGGCATAACCGAGTACATCGCTGCATACTTGAACGGCTTGAAAGGAAATTGATGAATATCACAGCAGAACAGCTGTCCACCGGAACCGGATGCACAATGGCGATGGCCGTGAATTGGCTTAGTTCGATCCAAGCCGCTATGGACAAATTTGAAATCAACACGCCAAAACGTATATCGGCATTTCTGGCAAACGTCGGTGTTGAAAGTGCTGGATTTTCCGCTCTCACAGAAAACTGCAATTACAGCGCGAACGGCCTTGCAAAGACTTGGCCGAATCGGTACGCAGTTGACCAGCACGCGCTGGTGAAGGTGCCGAACGACCTGGCAAACCGAATCGCAAACAATCCACAAGCGATAGCGAATAATTGCTACGCCAACCGGATGGGCAATGGCGATGAAGCAAGCGGTGATGGGTGGAAATTCCGTGGTCAAGGGCCGATCCAAGTGACCGGGAAGACGGCAATCGCCAACTGCGGCAATGCCATTGGAGTAGACCTTACTTCAGACCCGACACAACTGCAGCAGCCTCCATACGGCGCACTCTCAGCTGCATGGTTCTTTGCCACCAGCGGCTGTAATCAGAGCGCCGACGCTGGGGATATTGCAGGCGTAATCCGTCACATCAACGGCCAACCGCCTTGCACTGTTAACGAAGGCGCTCTGCGTATCAGCCGGTACAACAGCGCATTAGCCAGCTTTCCGGCCTGATGCCAGCGGCTTCTGAACATCGGCTTGAGGAAAGTTGACCTTTATATCTTTCAAATCTCCATGCTTCAGCTTCTGGTGCAGCAGAACGCCGCAGATGGCAGCAGCGGCAATAGCAATCAGCAAGGTTCTGACTGACTTCATCGACTCCTCCTATTCAATAGGTCGAATTATACCGAATAGGAGGCCGTTTCGGGCGGTATTTTAGATAAGAAACAAGACGCGCCGGAAGTCGATTAAAGCGGCTTCCGGCGCGTCTTTTCGGACACATTTAAACGGCCTACTCGTTTTCTTTTCGGACTAGGACAGGTCGTCAGGATCGCGGAAACCGTCGAAAAGCGGGTGTCTTGGAACGTCTTTTGTTCCGTGCGGTAAATACTTGAACCGGCACAATTTCCCGAAGTCACGGAACCGAGATGCCCATCTTGCTTTGCGCTCGTCATTGTCCATTGAGCCGCACGACACGTTGAATTGCTTCGCGTAGTCCGGGTGCTCCACGATGTATGCCCCAAGCATTCCGCCAGGCACCATTCCATCCTTTGCTGTTGACCGTTTGGTGCGACCAAGCTCGCTTTCAACGGCTTCGTTTGTATTGTGCATCAACTCTTCAAATCCGACGATGCGCGCTTCACTATGAGCAAAACGCTTCACCTTCAAAAGACGACCTTCTTTAGCCGTTGACCGCCCGAACTTGTATCCAAGCTCAGGATCACGCAACATGATGCCTTCAAATCCTTGGGCAAGGCAATCGGCTTCGTACTGATCAAGCTCTTCAAGATTCGATATGATGACTTGATCAATGAACTTGATCATCGGAACGTACAGCGGCGATGGATATGCGAGTGGCAGCACCTCTCTCCTGACGTGGCCCATGCGCGCCCTGTGCGGTAAATCCGGGTCAAGATAGCAGTCGAACACGTGGAAGTCGAAATCAAGATCGCCAAATTCTTCACTACCATTGACCGACATGACGCCTTTGGAAGTTTTGTTATAGACATCCGGCGCGTTCATGCGTCCAAAACAAAGTTCTCCGTCAAACCCGTTGAACCGATCACACCCAAGAGTTCTTTGGATGTGTTTGTTACGTATCGGCTTGCCGCTGCGGCTGTATACAATGCCATTGACGATGTGTGCCCGTATTCCATCAATCTTAGGCGACCCAAGCACCGGGAATCTCTGGGCGTCACGGTCATATGCCGAAGCCAACATTGGAGACTTAAGTTCCATACAAATTACCTCCTCTTTGGTGATCGTTTGCTAGCTTTGATGAATGCCTGTCGCTTGTCACTGAACAAGTGCGCCGTTCCGATACCAGGCGACTTCTTGCCAGTTCCGTCGATTATATCCACAGAGCCGTTCCGCTCATCCTTCGTTGCGGCGGCGGGTATGACCTTGCCTTGTGGATCAACGTAAAAAAGAAGATCGCCCTTTTTATGCCCCACTTTGACCGCCCGAACTCTGTTTCGCGGCAAGTTCTGCCAAAATCCCTTCATAGCGCGAATCATCCGACTTGACGAACGCGCCATTATACATCACACCTTTGCGGTCTTTGATTTCGGTGTATGCCGCGTTGATGCAATCGGTGACGCTCAAGCCGTGCTGGGCTGCGATAACCACAAGCACGACGATGACATCACCGATGCCGTCGATCACTTTTGGCATGTCCCTTTTGAGGATTGCATCGGCCAGTTCGCCCAGTTCGGAAGTTACCTTCAAAAATTGGGCCTGTGGGTTGCTGCCGTCGATGAGATTGCGATCACGCGCCCATTTCTCGATTAACGCAAAGACGGTCTGTGAAGGTAAATCTGCAACGTTTATGCTGACCATCAACTTGTCAAGCCCACTTTGCGGTGCAATAGGCGCGGAAGATTCAGTGGCTTTTGTCGTTGGCGACGTTCGGCGACCCTCGAATTCATCAACCACGATTTCCGCAACCTTGCCAGCGGCCTTTGCGACTTCGGATATTGCCGCAGTCTCTGCCGCGACAAGACCGCCAGACGCGCCAGCCTCAATTACATTCACCACCGCTCCTTCAACTGCAACGATGATCGAATTTCCAGCGTTTTGCTCATCACTCATCTTTTCACCTTTTACCGTTTATGTTGATATAGAAAATGCAGACCGTGGCACGCCTGCATTTTCTTGTACTAGCGCAAACGATCAGAAGTCGTCTGCGTTTTTCGGCTCATCACTTACGCCTGCCGACTGCTGATCTGCCTTGGCAAAATCGACCTTGACTTCACCAGCAGCAATGGCCTTGTAGAATGCCTTGGCTTCAGCAAAGATCGCGGCATCGGTTACCAAGCCGTCCAAGTCGAATCGCACGCCGCTCCAGCTGCCCTTTTCGTTGGACATCCCAACCGTGGTCAGTCTGACGCGATTGGCAAATGTCGGCGGCGTTTGCTTGCCGCGTGCCGTATCGACCTTTTTCTGCTGTAGCGATGTCATCAGCATTTTGGATGCTTTTACCTGCGATGCCGAAAGCGCCAAAATTGCTTGGCCAGTTTCGCCGGTGGCGTCGTTTACAGTCAGCACGTAATGCGAACGGGTGTCGGCAAAATAATTGCTCTTTTTTTCGTTGATGGAGCCGTCAGCAAGAGGCCGGAACAACTTGCCGTCTTGCATGACGATTTCGCCGCGCTGCTGCATTTCTGCGATCTGTTCTGGCGTGAATTCGCCTTTAAACCCGCCATCTGCTTCGCGCCCGGCCCATTCCACAAACGACCGCTTGTATGCGCACGGAACCACAGTCAGTCCGGCCTTGCCGTCGTGCAGGGCTTGCGTGACGGTGTTGTAGATCATTCCGGCCTTAGCACCTTCGATGTGCTTCGGGCCGTCTTCATCGACCAGCGGCGACATTTTTTGCAGGATTTGCAGGAACGGGATTGCATACGAATCCTTGTCCGCACCCTCGAATCCGCCGCCGAAATCCTCTTCACCCAAGAAGTCGGGTGCGAGAACGGAGCCTGCTGCAACTGCCAGCGCTGTTGTTTTGGTGTCTTCCTGGATAGTTTCTTTCTTAGCCATTTTGGAGCCTTTCTGTGTAATGAGATTATCGGTTTATCCGATGCTTGTGATACTAAATTACTTTTTTGACTTTGGCAACTTGATTTTCGCCTGCTTGAATTCAAAGATGCCGAATGTGTCGATTGGAATGTTGTCGCCTTTTTCCAACCGCTCTTTGACGAATGACTTCAAGGTGGCAGGGTGAACCGACTGATCCATTGCGCCAGAGAATCCGGCCTTTTCGAGTATGGCCATGGCCTCTTTTGCCTTGCCCATTTCGCCTTTTCCGAATGCCACTGCGACATTAGTCTTGATTATGCCATCGAAATTGTGCTCGACAAGCCACGCAAACGCCGCAGGCTTGTGGTCGGCGGTGATGTTGGCCTTTACGTCTTCTTTGACAGATATCAAAGAGCCGTCCGTCAGCTTGAATTCGCTGATGCCAAGCGTGCCCATGAGTTCAGGAATGCGAACGCGCTGCAGCTTGAACAGCTTTGCATTCTTTTCTTCCATCAGCACCAAGTCACTTGCAATCTCGGCTTCAAGATCAACCTGCTCTTTTGCAAGCCTTGTCAAAAGCTCAAGCGTTTGCGGCTCTGCTTTCTGGGCCTCTGGCACGTCATCGAAATAATCGATTTCAGGAACAGGAGCCAAACTTCCACTGCCAATTTCATCATTCATAGCGTAATCTCCAATTCAACGTAGAGTCGCAATCTGCGATCCCATTTAAGCAAATTCATCTTGCGGTGACGCAGCATGATGATACCAGAACAGACAGCGATCACAGCAGGATCACCAACCGCCAGGAAGTAATCACCGTCCTTGAAGTTGGACAGCGCAGCGCGAATCTTTGGGGTGATCCTTGCTAGAAACAACGGATCGTCGTCTTGATCCAATATCGTCGTAAGCTGTCCAAATTGCGCGGCTGCACTGAAATCAAATGCCGGAACCATTGCTTGGCGAGTAGCGTCAAACCGCTTTGTTTCTTGTGGTAGGAACACTTTCGCAACCATATTCTGTCCTTTCTTTGTTAACTTTCTGAATACGTATTTTAATCGATTCGACGTGACGGTGCAACCGTTATATCGCCGCGTCTTTCATCAATTACTTTGTATGCGACGGTGTTTTTAGCTGCCAGCGATCTAATTACATCTTCATCGATTGAATCCTCTGCGACAAGATCAATATACAACACGCTGGATACCGTTCCGATACGGTGGTTGCGATCTTCCGATTGCAGACGCAGTTCGTTATCAAAACTGCAGCTGTAATAGATTGCCGTCCGTCCTGCCGTAAGCGTTATGCCGATGCCTGCTGCTGCTGCGTGACCGACAAACGCCTGTTTGGTTCCGGCTTGAAAGTCATCAATGGCTTTGTCGCGATCCTCTGACGACGTGGCACCGTAATAGGAGCACGCAGATATTCCGGCATCTTCCAATGCTGCGAGCACCTGATTGATTTCCTCTTCAAACATAGCCCAGACGATAAACTGGCCGTCGATGTCCTCAACGATCTCCTTGAACGCCCGCATGCGCGGATTCGTCTTTGGGTCAATCAGCTGCGGTACGCCGTACACATTGATGAACCCTGACGTCACCTGCTTCAGCTTCGTTCGTGCCGCGATGGCCTGAAAACTCAAGTCCTCAACGACCTCAGGCCCTGTGTGTACATAATGATAGTCTTCTTTCAAGCGATCATACACCGCACGCTGCTTTGTGTCAAGTTCAAAGGTGATCGTCTGATATACTTTCGGCGGCAAATCCAGGCAATCCTCTTTTTTGACACGGTAGCTGTGCGGCGCGATCATGTCAGCAAGCTTGTCCAAGTTCTTCCAAAGCTTGCGCCCGGTCACATCCTCAGCGACGACTTGCGGAACTCCCTTTACTCTTCCGCCTAGCCGTCGCATGATTGCTTGCAGTGCTGGCGATCCTGCGTCAAGTAGTACTGCGTATTCTGCCACAAAGGCCCGATAGCTTGTGGTACCAAGAAGGCCGGACTTCAAGAAGTCGAATTGACTGAATACGTCGGTTGGCGCTTTTGTGATTGGCGTCCCTGTAAGGATACGCCGTGCCGTTGCAGGCCTGCCAAGTTTAATCACTTTGTCGGTGCGCTTTGCAGCAGGGTTTTTGATCCGAGTTGATTCGTCAACAATCAGCATCACGCGAAAGCAACGGATGAATTCTGCAACCGCTTCAAATCCGGCTTCCGCATTGACCGCTTCGATGTTGATTGTGAAGACGCGCAACGGCGCGTTCCCGTCAAACCGCTTGAACAGAGAATTCCAACCGGCCTTTTCACGCACTGTCGTCGGCTTCCCTGGCCAGGCATAACATAAGGACGGAACTCCCAGGTGCGTTGGGATTTCGCGCCGTATCCAATTGGTGTGGACGCCGTTAGGGGCTATTACGCAGACGGCATCAATCTTGTTGCCGATATAGCAGCGTTCGGCATCGGCCAAAGCAGTCCACGTCTTACCAGTCCCTTGCTCCATCAAAAGGGCGAAATTGCGCTTTCCTTCCATTCGAGCCAAGGCAATCTTTTGATGCTCCATCGGTGAAGTTTT